GTGTCGTGATCGTGCTATCTACAACGCACTCCTTGAGTCTATTCAGATTGCTGATGGCAACTCTGAAACAATGGGACGTGATGCTATCCCAAGCATCTTATCTAATGCACTATCAGTTTCTTTTGACAATTCTGTTGGGCACGACTACATCGATGATGCTGATCAACGTTATCAGTTCTATCATAGAGTAGAAGAAAAGGTTCCTTTTGATATTGAGTTACTCAATAAGATTACTAAAGGTGGTCTATCTAAGAAGACATTGAACATTGCACTTGCAGGTACAGGTGTTGGTAAGTCTTTGTTTATGTGTCACTGCGCTGCTGCTAATCTTTCTGCAGGACTAAACGTGTTATACATCACGTTGGAAATGGCAGAGGAGAAGATTGCTGAACGTATTGATGCTAACTTGATGAACATTCCAATTCAATCATTGGAGACATTGCCTAAACCAATGTTCGATTCTAAAATTGAAAAGGTCAACAACAAAACAAATGGTCGTCTTATTATCAAAGAATACCCTACTGCATCTGCACACGTAGGACACTTCAAGGCACTGTTACAAGAACTTGCTATCAAGAAATCGTTTGTACCAGACATCATTTATGTTGATTACCTTAACATTTGCAACTCATCAAGATACAAAGGTGCTATAGTTAACTCGTACACATTTGTTAAATCTATTGCTGAAGAACTACGTGGACTTGCAGGTGAACATAATGTCCCTATCGTATCCGCTACTCAAACTACTCGTAGTGGGTATGGCAATTCTGATGTTGACCTGACAGATACTTCGGAGTCATTTGGACTCCCTGCTACTGCAGACTTTATGATTGCTCTGATCTCTACTGAAGAGATGGAAGAGTTGAATCAGATTATGGTGAAACAACTTAAGAATAGATATAATGATCCTACAGTGAACAAGAGATTCGTTGTAGGAGTTGACAGGGCGAAGATGCGTCTGTATGATTGTGAAGAACAAAAGAAGATCGTTGACTCTGGACAAGAGGAAACGGTTGATGCATCTGACATCCTATCCTTCTCTAAACAAAACTTTAATGATTTCAAAGTATGACTGAAAACACAGCAGAATTTCGTGAAGAACCACAGGTAACGGAGAAGGATTTCTCCAATCCTGCTGAGCGTATCCCTAAAGGATTCCAAGAACCTCAAGGAGTGGCAGGTAAAAAGGTTGCTGCTAAACGTAAGAATCAAAATGAAACAAACGAACCCTTTGAAGTTGATTACGAAGAGTATTTTAAGTTTGTAAACTTGACCACCAGTAAAGAGTCAAAAGATTTTGATGCACTGATGGAACGTTATGAAACTCTCAAAGGTGAGGGTTGTGACATTGAGCGTCTTGATACTGCTGCCTCTGGTCTTGTTGCTGAGGGTGGTGAATTTATGGAGATCGTTAAGAAACTTAAGTTCCAAGGTAAACCCTGGAATGATGACAACAAAGAACATCTTATCCTCGAACTCGGTGATATTATGTGGTATGTCGCGAATGCTTGTATGGCACTCGGTGTAACTCTTGATGAGGTTACCTTCCGTAACTCAGTTAAACTTGCAACACGTTATCCTGAGGGTGAGTTTACTGTTGTTCGTTCTGAAAACCGTAAGAAGGGGGACAGGTAATGGGAGCAGAAATGCTTGCAGCACCAGACACAGTTGCAATGCTTGGTCAAGCAGCAAATGCCTGGAACGCAATCTCTTGGGAAGAATCTATTCCATTCCTAATTGTTCTTATCGGTCTCTACTGGGTCAAAGTAAAGATTGATTCATCAGTTGGACTCAGTAAGAAAAAAGGAAGACAACTTAAGAATATTATTAAGGAGGCAATAGAAGAAACTAAATGATTTTCTGGATTGGTTTCACCCTTATGTTTTTTAATGAGGGTTTTGTTATGATGCGCCACGTATCACCGTGGTTCGGCAGACGAAGAGATGCTATCATCAACAAACTAGGATCGAATGTTTGGTATCGACTTCACGGTACTTTAGATTACACTTGGATTGCACTCGTGACTATTGGTCTTATTGTTAATCCAAATAGACTCATCCATTTGTCAGCATTAGCAGTCTTTTGGGTGAGTTCTTTCTCAATATTCTACCTACCAAGGTGGAAGAAGAGATAAATAAAATTGGTTCGAGATGGATCGTGGAGAGTGCTTGACACTCTCTTTTTTTATGCTATGATATATTTGTAAGAGAGGGACGCTTCTTTTACTGGGAGTGACTGAACAAACTTACTGGCATACTGCTGGTTAAGGTGATGAGACACAGGTGGTGCTGCTGCGAAAGCAGAATCGACTTACCAGTCGGGTCTCAGGCAAAGATGTATTTACTCTGTAGTAATGCCCATCTTTTGTTGGTACACAGTAATCCAACCTCCCTCCACACACCACACATAATCAGGTCTATGAATATCTTCGTAACAGACCCTGATCCAATAGCATCTGCCAGAGTGCTTCCTGACAAACATATTGTCAAGATGCCACTAGAAACCTGTCAGATGCTTTCTATTGTCGGATCAGAAAAGTGGGGTCACGGTTTCGGTGACCTACCAAAACTTGACGGTACACCTTACAAAACAGAGAAGGGTGCCTTTCGTAATCATCCCTGTACAGTATGGGCAAACAGTTTTGTACTCAACTGGCGATGGTTAATCACACACGGTCTCGCACTGTGCAATGAATACACATTACGCTATGGCAAAATCCACTCTTGTCAATCCACCATTGAACACGCTAGTAAAATCTTTCCTACAGGTGATCCTACGGGTCGTAGTGGGAAACATCCTACTCCATTCGTCAGAGCAATGTTCGACGAGTTCAAACAAGATCAATCAATAGATACCTTCACTGCATATAGAAGGTATATCGCTGCAAAACCTTGGGTCAAAGATAACTATCTACGTTTGCCAGAACGTAAACCTAATTGGGTTTCATAAATACTTAAAAAGTATTCCCACGATGGCAAACAAAGGGTTACAATTTGAACACGCAGTGATGTACTCGGCAACGAGTAAGATCATCAATAAGAATGCGGATAATCAAAAGGACTATGAAGATGCAGCAGGTCGTATAAACAGCATCCCCAATGACATTCGGTCTACTGCTGATCGAATTGTCGAATCAATGGCACCTAGTAATAACGTTGAAGCACGGCAAAAATATTATCAATCGTTTCAAAAAATGTCTGGTGGTGGAGAAGAACCAAAGACTGACATTATGTTTAAGTCAGCGGGTACGATATACCGATGCTCTATGAAGTGGGGTAAATCTTATCAGTTGACCTCAGCAGGTATCGATAAGTCAGTTCAAGTATTTCAAAAAGTATTAGCAAAGACTGCTAAACAATGTGGTGGTGGACAGCAAGATGCACAGACACTTGGTTACTTACAGTTGATCTTGGAAAGGATTAATAACAAATGTGAGAACGCAAAGGGTACAGTTGATCAACCTACTGCTAAAAAGGTGTTATCCGATATTAAAAAGTCAGGTGGATTGAACGAACAGTTACAAGAAGTGCTAGGTTCAAAGTCAAAACCTGATGGTGCTAAGGCATATGATTGCTTCAAATATAATCTGACACACGAGTGTATGACAGGTGCTATGTTATTCAACAATGACGACAGAGCAGCAACCCATTTACTCACTGAAGCAGGTGTCAAACCTATTGACGAGAAGGCAGTCCGAGATGTGATGAAAGTGGCAGGTGTCAGAATGTCACTGAAGGGCAGGGGTAAGGACAAAGTTACAGGTGTCCGTCAGAATGCCATTGTGATCCGATACGAGGTATAATATAGGTATGGCAAAGCAGAATACTCACCTCGAACACATCGAGGATGACATCTTGAACCAAGGATCCAAAGGTGGACACAATGCCATTGCATTTCTCAGGGAACTGGGCAAGATGCTGACTGAACCTGCATCAGGTGTCGGTGTTACTACTAAGTGGGACGGTGCTCCTGCTGTTATTTGTGGTAAACATCCCTCAACTGGTAGGTTTTTTGTTGGTACTAAGGGTGTCTTCGCTAAGATGCCAAAACTTTGTATGAATGATGAGGATGTTGATAGTTATTACAGTGGAGAACTGGCAAAGAAATTAAAGATGTGCTTGCGTCTCCTCCCTCAGGTACCTATGAATGGTGTATTACAGGGTGATTTATTGTTCACAAA